CGGCGAGCCGGTGCCGCTCCGCGTGTTCGAGCAGCTCGCCGCGGCGATGAAGTGCCAGCTGGTGACCGCGGAGTGAATGCCATGCCCAAGCCCAAGCTGACCGCCAAACTGATCATGTTCCCCGCGGACTGGGTGCAGCGCATCAACAAAGCCCGCGGCACAATGCCCTTCAGTGACTACGTGCGCGCCGCAGTGCTGAACCGGTTGTGCGGAGACATCGGGACCAACGGGCTGTCCGAAATGCCCGCGTGGGGTCAGGGACGACCGCCAAAGAAGAAAGCCAGACGCCAAACCAAATCACCATCTTGAGGGGTGGCCCCATGGAAATGACCGAAGCTAGGGTGCGTCGCCGGGCCGAGTTCAGCCGGCAGATTTGCCAGGAGATCACACGCCAATTCCGCAGCGGCCACTTCCGTTACACCGACTTTTCAGCCTCCGAATTGCTACACTTTGTGTCTGTGGGAAAGAACGGATGGGTCGCCGTCATCGGTGAGCCGGACAGCGGCTCCTACGAGTGGGTGATCCGACACGATGGTGAGTTCCACGGTCAGACCGATGTGTATTACGACCACTCCGACAGTGGGTATGGATGCCCGGAATCAGCGCTGCGCGATGGTCTTAAGGAGTGTCTGGGGGACTGACGATTTTCCATCTTTGTGCTACCGGTAGCAAAAAACCCGTTTGACACTCTTGAACCGCGCGCCTCCAAAGCTGTAGAGTCCGCGCCCGACAGGCGACGCGTGCCCGGCTGATCACTGGGAGCGCGAAACCACCAGAAGCAAATCAACCGCAGCCGTGCAGGGGCCTGCAACCCCCTGCGCGGCTGCGGTTTTTCTTTTGGTCGCCTGTGACGCGGCGTAGTCAAGCGGCAAAGACGCCGGGCCCATAACCCGGAAAACGTGGGTTCGAGTCCCACCGCCGCTATCGGATCACAGCTCATGGCGACTGCGGACGACATCGACGCCCAAATCGCGGAAGACGCGACCAAAGCCAAGTCGTCCACGGTGGGCGGAGAGACGATCCAGCGCCGCGACCTCCGAGAGCAGATCGAAGCCTCCAAACACATCCGCACGCAACAGGCGATGGAGGATCCGGAGGTCTGGCCGTTCAAGACGTTCAAGATTTCGCCCCCCGGCGGACGGTAATGGTCACCGCGACGAAGCGACCGACGCGCAGCGCACCCAAAGCGAAGGCCAAACCCTCGCCGAGGGGAAATGCCGCGCGCGGTCTGCCAACTCCCAAGCGGTTGTCACCAAAACAGCGCGAAGCCGCGGTGGACCGGATCGCCGGAATCATCCGCGCGTCCCTGGATGCCGCCGCCACCACGTCCGAGAACGCCCGCCATTGGCGCCACACCGACAGCCTATCCGCGCGGGCTGCGTTCTCCACCGAGGTGCGCCGCGTGGTCCGCGAGCGCAGCCGTCACGAGGCTGAAAACAACTCGTGGTATTACGGCATCCTCAAGACCGCCGTGAACCACATCGTCGGGACTGGGCCGCGCCTGCAGGTGCTGACCGACGATCCGAAGGCCAACAAGCGCCTGGAACGCGCGTGGAAGAAGTGGGCCAAACACACCGGGTTGACGGAAAAACTCCGCGTGCTCGTGGAAACGTACTGGCGGGACGGGGAAGCATTTGCACTCCGCCGCTACCGCCCGAATCCGTCACCGGTGCCGCTGGAAGTGCTGACCTACGAGGCCGAGCAGGTTTCGAGCCCGTACAACCAGGGTGCGGACCCGCAGGTTGACGACGGCATCAAGCTGGACGACTTTGACCAGCCGGTGGCCTACTGGGCCTACGACCATCATCCGGGGGACCTGACGGTCGGACACCGCGACCCGATGGCTGGCGCGTGGTATCCCGCCGGCGACATGATCCACCTGTTCCGGCGGGAACGGCCTGGACAAATACGGGGTATCCCCCGCGTGACGCCGAGCCTGGAGCTGTTCCCGAAGCTCCGTCGTCACACCGCCGCCACGTTGCTGGCCGCCGAGGCGGTCGCCAACTGGACCATGTTCATTAAGACCAACTCCGCGGTGACAAATTTCACGCGGATGCCGGAGGACTTCATCGCGCTCGAATTCGCGCGGAACATGATGACGTTCCTCCCGGAATCGTGGGAGCCGTTCCAGCTCAAAGCCGAGCAGCCGACCACCAACCACGAAATGTTCCAGCGCCAGACCCTGATGGAAATCTGCCGTTGCTTCTGTATGCCGCTGCTGCTGGCGTGCGGCACGTCCAAGGACTCCAACTTCAGCTCCGCCCAGATGGACATCAAGAATATCTGGGAACCGGAGGTGTGGTCCGAGCGGGAACGCATTGAAACGCTGGTCCTGGAACGGCTGTGGGCCTGGTTCTTGGACGACGCCGTGTACACGCCGGGACTGCTGGACGGTCTGCCGCCGATCGAGGAAATCGACCACCAGTGGTTCTGGGACCCGCTGCCCGTCACGAACGAGGTGGACGCCGCCAATGCCGCGAAGATTCGCCTGCAGACGGGACTCTCCACCCATGTCATGGAATTCGCGCGGAACGGCGAAGGGGATCCGGAGACGCAGTTCGCCCGCCAGGCCGCGCTCATGGGCCTGACGCCCCAGGAATACACCCGCGCGATTTACCAATCGCTGTGGGGCATCGATCCGCCCGCCACGCTGGTGCCGCGCGATCCCGCGCAGCCGGTACAAGCCCGTGGGAACCGCCTGCGCTCCCGTCGCCGCAAGCCGGAGACCGTGAACCAATGATGCTGCGCTGCAATGCGACCGTGAACCTGCGCGCCACGTCCAGCGGAACGCTGAACGTGCAGGCCGCCGCCAGCGGGATGCCGGGGACGTTTGAGATTCTCGCTTACACCGGCGGCAAGTTGCCCATTGAGGGTTTGCCGCTGCCGGTGGTGGTTGACCTGCAAGGACTCAGGGCTGGCGCCAGCCTGCCCATCCTGATCGATCACCGGGAAGGCAACGCCACCACGCTGGGGGACGCGGACGAGATCGTCAACGACGGCCGCCAGATCGTCCTGCGTGGGCGAGTGACCGGCGAAGGCCCAGACGTGGAGCGTGTCTGCCGCATGGCCTCCAAGGGTCACCGTTGGCAGGCCTCCATTGGAGTGTTCGCCGACCCGGAAAACCAGGAAGTGGTCCGCGTCGGTGAAACGCGCGAAGTCAACGGCCAGCAGCTCGCCGGGCCGTTCATCCTCGCGAAGAGCGGGGAGCTGAAGGAAACCAGCGTCCTCTCGATGGGAGCGGACTCGAAAACCCGTGTTCTGTTGGCCGCGGCCGCGGCCGGGCTACTGAAAGGTGGTGCCGCCATGCCGACGTTCGAAGATTGGGTCAAGTCGCTGGGTCTGGATCCCGCCGCCATCAGCGAGGAACTCAAAAACCTGCTGAAACAGCAGTATGAAGCCGCCGAGGCCGAAGCGCGGGCCGCGACCAATACCACCGCCAGTGCCGCCGCCGGGGCCGGAGCGGGGAATGGGACCAACGGCGGAACCACCCAGGCCGGAGGGGCCGTGAACGTCCGCGCGGCAGCAACCGCGACCGCCGGAGCGGGCAATGGGACCAACGGAAGCGCAAACCAGAGCGAGTTCGATCGGCTGATCACCGAAGAGCGCGCCCGCCAGGCCAACGAGCTGGCTCGCATCCGTGAAATCCGTGCCCGCTGCGCCGCCGACGCCACCATCATGGAGACCGCCATCCGCGAAGGCTGGAGCGCGGACACCGCGGAGCTGCACCTCTTGCGCGCCCGCGCCCGAAGTACCGCACCGGCTGGTCATGCCCACTCCCATGACGGGACGTGCACGCTGCAGGCGCTCCAGGGCGCCATGATCCTCCGCGCGGGTGGCCGGCTGGACCATCCCGCGTTCGCCACGCCGATGGCGCTGGCGATGAATCTTCCCCAGTGGCTTCGCGCGGGCATCAACACTGAGCAACGCCAGCGCGCCATGGAGGCCGCGTGGCGGTATCGGGACATGTCGATGGTGGACCTCGCCCGCGAAGCCTGCCGCCTGGACGGCCAGGATTGTCCGGACGGTCGCAGCGACATGATCCGGGCCGCGTTCTCCGGCGGCTCGCTGACCAACATTTTCACGACGAACGTGAACACGCAAGTGTTGGCGACCTACCAGGAGACCGGGGACACCACCGGCGGGTGGACGCGTGAAAGCGAAGTCGCTGACTTCAAGACGAACGAGCGCGTCCGCATGACGAAGTCGCCAAACCTGGAGAAACTCCCGCGTGGCGGGACCGCCGATCACATGACCCGTGGCGACGTGGGCGAATCCCTGAAGATCGCCCGCTACGCCAAACAGTTCGTCATCGACGAACAGGACATGATCGACGACACGTTCAACGCTCTCCAGGACACTCCGCGGGAAATGGGGCTGGCCTGTGCCCGTCTCCGCCCCGACCTGGTGTACGCGATTCTGTTGGCCAACCCAACGTTGGCCGCGACCGCGCGGGAGCTGTTCAACGCCACGGATGCGAATCTCGGGAGCAACTCCGCATTGACCGCCGCCAACCTCAAGGTGGCGGTGACCGCGATGAAGTTGATCCAGGAAGGCGGGGTCAATCTGGGATTCGACGCCACCCACTTGCTGGTGCCGCCGACGCTCGAATTCACCGCCTACGAGCTGCTCGAAAGCCCCACGATCGTCATCGCCGGGACCGCTGGGACGGTGACGGAGCGCGGTTCGCAAAACACCCTGACGCGCAAGCAGATCAAGGTGGTTGCGGACGAGCGGCTCGAGAATGGTGTCATCGACCCCGACAGCGGGACGACCTACGCCGGCAGCAGCTCGACGTGGTTCCTCGCCTGTGCCATCGCCCACACGATCGAAGTGGCCTACCGCCGCGGCACGGGCCGCGCGCCGCAGATCGAATCGTTCAAGCTCGACAAGGGCCAATGGGGCATGGGTTGGGCTTGCAAGATGGACATCGGTGCGAAGGCACTGGACTGGAAAGGCCTCCGCAAGACGACCGCGTAACCGTCGCCGCCAACTGACGACCAACCAGACCACAACCCGCGGGTGTGACCCGCCCAGGAGTACCAGCCATGACCGAACCGCGACGATTCGAGTTTCTCCGCGACGTGTCCATCGACGACCGGGAGGGCCGCTGTGTCGCCCGGAAGTGCGGGGACCAGGTGGAGGAGGCCGACATCGCCGCAGGTTCGATCGAGCCGGGAATCCGCATGGGCCACATCCGCGAACTGACCGATGTGCCCACCCCACACACGGAACACGACGGCGCGCGGGACGACCATCAGGAGTCGAACGCCGCGGACGGAGACCACGCTCCGCATGCGAACGATTCCGCAAAGGCCAAGACGCGCAACGCCCCCAAGAAGCCCAAGACGTAACCACCGCGCGGAACGCGCGTTTCCTCCACCCATTAGCACCGCCGGGAGACCATGACCATGACCGCGCAAGCCACGCTTGTCCGCAATCGGCACGAATACCGCCAGAATGCCGTGGCCGCGCTGGCCGGCGGAGACATTGTGCAGCTCGCCAACGGCCGGGCCGCAGTTCACACCGCGCTGAAAGCCGCCGCTGCCGGCGACATGGTGAATCTGGTCGATGAGGGCCAGTTCACGCTGCCGAAGGCGACGGGCTGGGTGGGACTCGACGGCCAAGAGGTCTTCTGGGACCACTCGGCCGGCAATGTGACCTACCTGCCGGCCGGCGACAAGGATTTCTCGCTCGGCTCGCTCGTTGGAGACGTCGCCAGCACCGCGACGACGTGCGTGGTCAATCTGAACGTCCAGCCGCGCTACCTGATCGACATTGAACGCGATCCGTTCAGGTCGATTCTCGTCATGACCGCCGGCACACCGTACATCCGCAAGGTCGGCGGAGCGCAGGTGTTGGGATTCAGCACGACGGCCGAAGCCCAGAAGGTCGATGCCCTCTCGGCAGCCGGCTGGTCGCCGGCTGCGAAGGCCATCGTCGAAGGCATCATCAACATCGCCACCAACGGCGACGCGGCCGCGGTGGACATCAACGTTGGCGTAGCAAACGGGACGCACGCGAACGACGCCGATGCCATCACCGAAAGTTGCTTCATCCACGTCGACGGCGGATCAGCAAACATCAACGCCGAGTCCGACGACGGCACGACCGAAGTGGCCGCGACTGATACCACTGTCGATTTCACTGCCGGCACACCGTTCCATTTCATGATGGACCTGCGCGACCCTGCCGACATCCAAATCTACATCAACGGCGCGGTTGTGCTGCCGTCGAGCGTGTTCAAGCTCAACGTCGCCACCGGACCGCTCAAGCTGCTGGCCCACATGGAGAAGACGGCCGACGACTCGCCCGGCGAAGTGTACATCGACCGCCTCCGCGTGCGGATCATGGGTGAGTGATCGCATCCCCCAGAGAGCGCCGGCGCGGCAGCCTGAAAAACTGCCGCGCCGGCCACGATTAAACGCCCGAGGCAACAGCATGGACCGCTACATCGTCATCCGCTCGTTCTCGTTCGGCGGCCGGCTGGTGCCCGTGGGCGAGACGCTGTCAGCGGCCGAACTAGGCGACCACGCGGCCGCGCTCTGCCGAGAGGGCAGCATTGCGCCTGCCACCACAATCGCACCCACGGAGTAACCGCTGTGCAGGAATGGGTGTCGATAATTCAGACCGCAACATGGCCCGGCGCGATCGCGGCTCTGGTCTACGCCGCCCAGCGCTTCGTCGCGTGGTTCGAGCCGCGCGCGAATCGCCTGATCGATTCACACATTGAGTTCGTGCAGAGCACTGATAAACGTCAGGACGAGTCGCTGGAGCTGCTCAAGCGGCAGCAGCAACTCCTCGAAGCCATCCACGAAAAGGTCAGCCAGAAATGAAATACGCCAATCTGCCGCTGCAATTCGTCGCCGTCGCGCTGCTGGTGATCGGTCTGATGAACGGCGGAAACCTGTTGCAGCAGTTTGTCAGCGACGGCGCTGTCGAGCCGGTGCACGCGCTCTACACAGCCGCGCCACTGGCGGGCGCCGCCGCAGCATCCGGCGGCGGCTGGCTCGCATGGCTGTTGTCCGCGTGGCGATCAAAGGCCGGAGCCGGGTCGCAGACGCTGTCGTTCCTGCAGGCCATCAATACGATCGCGGAGCAGTTCCAGGCGAAGGGCGTCCCAGACGCGCTATCGCTGGCCGTCACTTGGGGGACGGAGACGTACGAGGCCGCCTGGAAGAAGCGGGCCGGACCTCCGCCAGGTCCGCCGCCGCCCGTGCACGCCACGTCGCTGCACTGATCGCCTGCCTGTAGAGACCGTCAATCGCCGGAGCCTGTCCCGTGAACCGCCTGATCTGCCTGATTCTGGTGATCGTCAGCCTGCCGCTGTGCGGGTGCGTCCCAGCGCCTCGACCGCGCCCAGGTCCGCCGCCTGCGACAGAGATCGACGCGTTGTGCCGACAAGCGCTGGACGATTACGCCGAGGGACTGGCCGCTGCGTTCGACGACGCCGCGAGCGCTCCAGTCGCCGATGGCGCCACCGCCCACAAGTCGCTGGCCGCGGCCAACAAAGCCGCCCGCGACGCCGCATTCAAGCCGATCGACAAGCTCCTCAACCAAAAGCTGTACGGCAACCACTACGATTCCGACGAGGCAGCCGCGCTCTTCGGACAGCTCGCCGCAGGCTTTGAGAAAGCGAGGCCCCGGTGAGTGGATACGTCGGTGGATACCGCGCTGACCTGGAGCGACGCGACGAACTGCTGCAGCTCGCTCTGCCGGCGAACGCAATGGCCGCCGCACTGGCGATGACGTTCACCAGACCGCGGGAAATCGATCCGCGCAAACGCTCGATCGTGCGCAACCAACTCCAGGAAGGCTCCTGCCAGGGCCACGCGGTCGCTGCCGCCGCCGAGGTGTGCTACCTCGCCGCCACCGGCGAGACGATCCAGTTCAGCCCGGACTGGGCGTATTACCAGTCCCAGGCCCACGACGGCATCCACGGTGACCACGGCAGCACGATCAGCGGCGGGCTGTGGATGGCCAAGCAGATTGGCAACCTGCCTGAAAAGCACATGCCGTACAGTCCGCGGTACAACCCGGGCGACATGCCGCGGGATGGGAAGCGCATCGCCGCGGAGTTCGTGGTGCGGACCGGAGCACTGTTGGCGACGTTCGAGCAGGTGGTGGACTGGCTCGCCCGCGGATACGGCGGAGTCTGGTACGGCGCCCTGTGGGACGTCGAACCGGACGCGCAGGGATTCATCCGCCGTTGGCGCACTGGCAGGGGCGGACACGCCAACGCTCTGTTGGGCTACGGCGCCGAAGTGGACAGCGACGGCTACCCGTCGTGGCTGTGGAACAAGAATTCATGGGGCACAAGCTGGGGGCTGGGCGGCTGGGCCAAGCTGACCCGTGAGGGGTTCGCTGGCATGATCGCCGCCGGCGGCATCGTCGCCGGGATCAGCGATATGGACCAGCTCCAGCCGCGGACAGTCGACTGGGAAAAGTCGTCGGTATTCGCTTGAGGTGACCGTGGACGCGTTGCTGCTCTTCGCAGCCCTGTCAGCGCCGACGTGGTTTGACGTCGAGGAGGACGTTGCGCCGCCGTCACCGCCACCCGTCACCGGTTGCCAGTGCGGGTGCGGTCGCGAGTCGTGCCATTGCGGGAGGCCGCCACGATCTGTCGCCGCGGCGAGCTGCTCGAACACGCGGGTCAGTCTGCACTTCGAACCAACCGCCAGCGTGGCCGCCAACTGGTCGCCGCAGCGAACTGTGATCATCTACTCGCAGCCGCACGACACCTGCGCGCCGTGCAAGGCCCAGTACGCCATGATCGGCGACGGCGACGCCGACGTGCTGGCGGACTGGCAGTACACGGATTTCCCGCCATTCGTGACCTCCACGCCGACGTTCTACGATCCGACGAGCAGGCGGTATTGGTCTGGCCAGATGACGCTGGACCAGCTCCGCCGGTGGGTCGGGCTGCCGGCGGAATCGCTCACGGCAGCACCGGCGGCGCCAGCAACCGTGGGCCGCGTACAGGGCCGCGAGGCGATCGACAGCGCTCTGGCCGCCGTCGCGCAGTATCTCGGCGCGGTGAACGCCCTTCAGCTTGAGCAGGGCCGCACGATCGATCTGGGCAGCGCCGCGGTGGTCATTCCCGCCGCGACGTCGCTGCGGTGGGATTTGAGCCGCGCCACGAAGCGGCTGGAATTCCGTGGCGCGAAACCAGAGCTGCGAGCGCTCGGCCTGAAGGTCTACCTGGACGGAATCACCTACGACGGCCGCACACTGACCGCACTGATTCCGCGATTTCCCGACTGGTCATTTCGCGTGGAGTGACCATGGCCACCGCATCCGCCGCACTCGAACTGTATGAAGATCTCCGCCGCGAGCAGGGGGAATCGATCACCTACCGCCGGGGGAACGACACGCTCACATTGCAGGTTGTGGTGGCAGCCACCGAAGCCATTGTTAGGGATGCGCAGGGAGTGGCCACGCGGGTGGTGCTCCATGACTTTCTGATTCGAGCCGACGAGCTGCAGCTCAACGCCACGCGCTTCAAACCGACGCGCGGCGACGAAATCGACTGGACGTTCGGCACCACAACGAAAACCTACGCGGTACACCATCCCGACGCGAACGAACCGCCGTTCACCGACTGGGATCGATTCGGTCAGGTGTACCGCACGCACACGGTGCTGGCTGCCGAGGCATGAATGAGTTCCGTGCAAGCCGCGATCGACGAAGCGACTACAGCGCTGGCCGCTGTGGACTGGGCTACGGCCGTCGGCGAAGCTGTCACGGTCGACAAGACGCCAGCGCGCGTCTGGACGATCGAGGAACGACGCCAGGGGGCCATCGTCTACGTGTTCGGTGGAGCGAGCGAGTTCCAGCTTGCGAATCGGGCCGGGCTGCTGATTGAGCGGCCCACGATCTACGTCTCCGTGATGCGTCACATCCGGATGACCGCCGGTCAGCCGCTGGCGGAGGACATTGCCAAGGCCGAGGCGATCGCCCGGAAGGCCCTGCAGGTGGTGCGCACCACCGCCGTCGCGTCCAGTCGGTTCTCGCCGGCCGGTTTCACGAAGTTCGAGCGGTTCGACGCGGACCAGATGCTCAAGGGGGAGTTCCTGACGACGTTCTCCATCACCCTGCTCGATTCGGAGGCCGTCTAATGATCGTCATCGAGGTGTCCGAGCTGGAAGTGGACGACGCGCTGTTCGAGGCGATCGCCGCCGCAAAGGTCCGGGTGCTGCGCCGCGCGGGCGCCGAGACTCGCCAGGCCGCCGCCGCTTCGATCAAACCAGGCAAAGGCGCGTCGCGACCCGGCGAGCCGCCGCACGATCGCACGGGCATCCTCAAGCGGTTCATCCGCTACGCCGTCAACGAATCGGGATCGCTGGTGATCGTCGGCCCAATGTACCTGCAGCGCATGAGCCAGGGCGTGCCGGCCGCCTTGGAACGCGGCGGAGTGTCCGTGTCCGCCAGCGGCACGTCGCTCACAATCAAACCGCGTCCGTTCATGGCTCCCGCTTTCGATCGCATGCGACGGCAGGTGCTGCCGCGACTCCTCACCGACGCCATTCACTAAAGGACCGCCATCATGGCCGCCACAACCGCACCCGTGTTCAGCTTCGCCGGGAAGCTGTACCGCAATTCTGGCACCTACCAGTCGCCCACGTGGGTGCTGGTGGATAACGTCGGCACGATTGATGTCACCCTCGCGCCCGACAAGACCGAGCTGCCGCTGCGGAAGATGGGCGGCTGGAAAGCGTTCGTGCCCGGCCTGTTTGATTACATGCTCGCCTTCAAAATGCTCTACGACCTCGCCGACGCCAGCCAGTCTGCGCTGCGAACCGCCTTCTTCTCCCGCGCCGGCATCGAGTTCCTCATTCTTGACCAGGCATATACCGTAGCGGGCGCCTACGGCATCCGGGCCACGATGGGGATCTTCAAGTTCCCGCGGACGGAGGAAATCGAGGGCGCGATGATGGTCGACGTCGAGCTCGCGCCGACCTACGCCGCCAACGCGCCGTCCGAATACACGGCGGCCGGTTCCTGAGCCAGCCTCAATCCCGCTCGTATGTCCCTCACGAAGGAATCGCATGTCATCCGTGTTGAGAGAACGACTCGCCGCCGGCGGCAAAGACACAGCGCGCATCGTGGCCGTGCCGCTCAATGAATGGACGGCGCACCTGAACGCAGTGGCGCCGCCCAAGGATGGACCCACCGCGCAACTGCTCGCAGAACTCCGCCAGGGGGCCGCCGGCGCTGCCGGTGCCGGCGAGGTTGGAATCCACGCTCACCAGCTCGCCGCGGTGCTCGATCTGCCGCTGCAAGCCACCCACGAGAAAGGTCCGGCCAAGCTGTGACGCAGCATTTCCAGGACAGTGCGGGTCGCACGTACCGGGCCGCGGTGACGATCCGCACCGCAGCCAGGCTCCGCGAACTCGGGATCGACCTCAACCGGATGGGCGAACCGGAATTCTGGGAGACCGTGACTGCGGACCCGGACCGACTGGGACGCGCGCTCTGGTTGCTGGTGGAGAAGTCCGCCGTGGACCAGGGCGTGACGGCCGATCAGTTCGTTGAGGCGCTCGAGGGGGACGCGGTATACGCCGCCTGCCAGGCAATGCGCGAGGCGTTCCTGTCTTTTTGCCAGCCGTCCGTGAGGACGGCCCTACGGACGCTACTGGAGAAGGGCCAGGCGGCCGAACAGATTGCGGTCCAGCAGATGACGGAGCAGATAGACCGTCTGACGCCGGAGACGATCTTGACCTCATTGCGTTCGGGTTCGAACTCGCCGGAATCGTCGGAGTAGAGCCGTGGGAGTTCACGCTCCGGGAACTGCTATGGATGGCTGACGGCCGCAGGCGCGACGAGTGGGACCGCTGGTCGAGACTGCTGGCGCTGGTGGACAACCGGACGAACTTCGCAAAGGACGCCAAGCCAGTCCAGCCGATTGACCTGTGGCCGCCGTCGCTGCTGACCAGCGTACACCGCAGCGCGGAGGAGCGCGCACGGGACGCGGCCAAGACGCCAATCTCCGTGAGAGAGCTGGCCACGATCATCCTGAACGGAAAACGCCGTGTCTGACGCTGCTGCCATCCGAGCCGGTCGTGCCTTTGTGGAGCTGGTGCTCAAAGATGAGGCCGTGCGCCGGTCGCTCGCGCGCGTGAAGACGGAATACGCCACGTTCGCGGGGTCGATGGCCGCGCTGTCCACGCAGGGATTTGTCGCGTTCGAGGCCAACCAGGCCGCAGCGACCTCGCACGCCATCGCCTCCCTCAGCACGCTGGCGACTGGAGTGTCGGTACTGCATGCGTCCGTGATGGCGCTGGGGACAGGATTCCGCACCGCGTTCAACATCGTCACCGCATCCACTTTGCGGGCTTCAGCAAGCCTCGGAGCGCTGCAATATCTGGTGAAAGGGACAAAGCTCGAAAACGCTTTCAGCAGCTTTCTGCCAGCCGCTGGCGCGCAGGAGGGGAAGGCGAGGTGGGCCGGATTCTTGGGTGCGCTCACCGGCCATCAAGGGTTGAAGCAACTCGGCAACCAGACCACCAGGCTGTTCTCTGCCGCAAACATGCTGGCGGGCGCCAACGGTCGCACTTGGGGCGGGTATCTCTCAGCCCAGGCGGGACTGATGTTCCGCAATGCGAAAGGGGCATTCGCCCAGGGAGCCGCATCACTGTTCGGCGCACCCTTCCGCGCCGGATTCAGCCTGATCCGCGGCTCAGCCGCCGCTGTGGTGCCCGCGTTCGACCAGGTGGACGAGGCGACCGGGAAATCCGCCGGCGGCCTGCTCAAGGCGTCGGGAGCCGCACGCGTCGTGACCGGCAGCCTCTCGACCATGGCGAAATCGGTGCTGGGCACGGCCTTCAAGGTGGGTACCTTCAGTGCGGTGCTGTCCGGCACGGCGATCGCCGCGGCCAAGTCGTTTGTGACCGCCGCCCAGGAGATCGTGAAGACCAGTAAGGAAACCGGCGAATCGCTGGACAGCCTGATCGCCAAAAAGTATGGCGCGAACAGCCTGATTTCACCGGCCGACATCCAGGCCGCCGCCGCGCTCGGCGACACTATGGCC